TAATGCCTGGATGGGAAATCCAAGCAATTTACAAGGTACTTATAGAGTTAACGATTGGAGTACTTTAGCAAGTCGTATCTGGAGCACTTGGGGAGTAAACGCAAGTACTATTACTCCTGAAGGACGTGCGCTTGCACAGCAACAAGGCATACCTGGATTTAGAGATGGTGGTCTTATATCTGGAGAAGGAAGTAATATTAGTGATTCTATGCTTGCAAGATTATCTGACGGAGAGTATGTATTTAGAAATTCTTCTGTTGACAACTTGGGGGTGCCTACTTTAGACTATATGAATAGAACAGGTGAATTACCAAAAGGTGATACTAGTGTTGAGATCAATATTACTAATAACGGACAACCAGTAGACGTTGAGGGCGAACCCCAGGTTAAATTTGACGGAGAAAAGATTGTGGTAGATGTAGTGCTTAAAGATCTTAGAACTAATGGCCCTATCAAAAGAACTCTGAAAAAACTTAAATAAGGAATAACATGGCTATTTATCCAGACAATGCTAATATGATTGATAGACGCCCTGATAGAGGTTTTCAAATCTCTACTAGGACTAATATGTCTATGTTTAGTTCTATAAATGGTTATGAACGTAGAAAACTTAGATCAAGAAGGCTGTTGCGTACTTATACCTTTAGCTATACTAGCATAGATGAAACACGTATGAATAATATAGAAGACTTTTTTAATGCTCGTGGTGGTAATTTTGAAGCTTTTTCTTTAGATCTATCTCATTTTGGATTAACAGGTACTAGTACTGTTAAATTTGAAGGAGATTTAGTAAGAGAGCACGTTGTAGATGGTAATAATAATTCTTGGTATAACGTATCCTTAGTAATGGTGGAGGTGTAATGTCCTCTAGGTTTTATGACTATATAATACAAGTATCAAATGCTAATACTTTTGTTGCTAGTAATTCTTTATTTGGTAGTAATTCTAATTCTTTTGCAGAAATAGTAGCAGTTGATGGATCAAATTTAAAAGTTAAAGTTGCTAATATTTCTCATTATTTTGAAATAGGAGAAGTAGTACAATCTAAAACTACTAGCATTAATGTATTTTCATCTTCTCTGACTTATACAGGAACAGGAATTGTTGTAGACGGTAATACCTACACTATAGATGGAAATACTAATACTTTTGCTTTATCAGTTAGTGCTCAGTATAAAAATGAAATACAAGTATATGCTAATAATATAATAGTGCCACAAGAGTTATATGAATTTCCTAGTTTAACTTTAGCAGATCGAGGAATTGATTTTAATCTAATAGATGTTATCTCTACTCCTGCAGCTAATGACGAATTTACGGTAACCAGTCAGTCATTATTTCCACCTAACTCTTTAAGTTCTCTACAAGTAATAGTATCTAGAGGCTTATTAGATAATTATTATTTTGTTGGAGCTAATACTCCCCCTGTTCAAAGTACTTTAGCATCTGATATTGTTGTAGCATTACATCCTTCTAACTACGTAGCTATAAAAAATTCCTTCGAGCAAGAGCCTTTAGTAAGATTATATACTATATATTATCCAGGAGAATGGTATCCTCCTAATGCTAATGGAAATCCCACCGGAGACGGTATAGGATATCCTTGGCCACACCCATTTCCTTTAAGATACGCAGAAACTTTTGGAGATGATTTTAATATACCTGATTATTCTATAGAACATGAAGGTAATTTATATAAAGCATTTCCTATAAATTATCCAGGAATTTCTATATCTTCTGATGGCACTATTGGAGAGATTTCTTTAGAACTGGCTAATACTGATTATTATTTTTCAGAGTTAGTAGAAAATCCATCTTTAGTAGGGTATAATAATACTTCTGCTGTATCAGCAACAGTTAATAACGAAATAGTTAATAATATAGATCCTAGAACAGTTCCTGGTAATGTTGCTTATGACGAGAACGTAGTTTCTTCTTTAGGCAGTGTAAATTCATCTTTTTCATATACCAGTACTGCTTCTCTTGGAGAAGAATGGATTTCTTTAGTAAAAGATAGTAGAGATCTACTAGGAGCCGTAATAGAGATAAAGTCTATCTATGCAAGTAATCTACAATATTGGCCTGAGTTTTCTTTAATTACCGCTGTTAATTCTAATGTTATCGTTGTAACAGATACTTCTCCTTATAGGCTTGGAGATTTACTTCAAAGTAATAATGGCACTTCTGCAGGTACAGTTGTCCAAATTTCAAACAACAGTATAAAAGTAGATACTGCTGCTCTCAGTGGCATCTCTTCTGGAGAAAAGCTTTATATTCTTAATTCTGCATATGATCCTTATGCCTATTTAGATCATAAATTTATTATTACTAAGATGATTTCTTACGATGAGACACGAATAGTTTTTAACTTATCAGAACGTACTACTCAAATAAATAAAGAACTTCCCCGTAGAAAATTTTATAAAAATACCTGCCCTTGGAAATATAAAGGTATAGAATGTAAATATCCAACAGGAGGTAGCGGGACTATTGCAAATACTTATCCAGCAGTTTCAGCTAATGGTATGTTTACTATAAACAATGCAACTACTACTGATCCCGCTTTAGATAGTTGTTCTAAAAGCATAACAGCTTGTAGATTAAGAAATAATATTCAAAACTTTGGTGGATTCCCTGGTACGAATGACAAACTTTGATACTTTAATATCCTCTATGGGTAAGTATGCTCAAGCACAATATCCTTTTGAGGCTTGTGGTATAATAACTAAGTCTTTTGAATTTATTCCTAGTAAAAATTTAAGTAATAAACCTAGACAAAGTTTTATGCTTGACCCTCTTTTATTTATAGAGTATGATGATAATATCTGGGGAATCTTTCATTCACATCCAGACTCTAAGCACATAGAGCCTAGTGAGCAAGATTTACAGCATCTAGTATATAAAGATATAAAATTTTTGCTAGGAGTACAAGATAGAATGTTTATCTATTGGTATGACTGGGATAAAAAAATAAAAAGATTTGAAGAGCTAAATGAAGATCACTTTAAAAATAACTAAACCCTTACAACAGTATATTCCTACTTCAGAACTTCAGGTTGAAGTATCTGATTACTATAGTATACTCTTAGCACTTAAAAATCTCTTCCCAGAGTTTAAATCTCTTTTATCACGTATTAAAAGTAATGTTAGTAATCATCAAGATGTTTGTTTAGTACAGAGCGGTAAGGTAGTAGATAATAATTATTTATCTTTTAAAATTAAAAACTCTGATCCTATTTATATTACTCCTATTATATTTGGAGGTGCTCCTACTTATGGAGTAAATTCTAGTGCTTACTATAACAGCTTGAAAAGTAGTTTTATGTTTCCTCTTTTTGGGTTATCAACTGCTAGTTATGAACAAATGGACTTAGAAGGGATAGGTAAAAGAGTTGCTGACTCTTCTCTTTTTGGCAGAGCAGAAAGCATATATGATGTAGCAGCTAGAGAGGGTAGTGACATATTTAGAGAGCTTAAAATAACTAATAGCGCTAATTCTCCTGTAGGCTTAATATATGGTGAAACTAGAGTTGCAGGAAACATTATAAATGCGTATATAAAGAACTATAGAGCTAATCCTGATTTCTTTAGGGTTAAGGATGTAATTAGTGCTCCTAAGTATAATAATGTATTGCCTAAAGAATATATGCTATTAGGATATGTAGAACCTGATTATGTACAAAATTAAAAGGAGTTATTAAATGGCTATTACGTTAAGAGGTACTAAGGGTAGTGCTTTAACTCATCCAGAATTAGATACTAACTTTACTACTTTAGTCAGTAACGACTATAGTACCTACACCACTTTAACTAGTTTAATTAACACTGTACAAGGTAATTTGATAGCTAATACAGCGTCAATCAATGCTAATACTTATAATACTTATATAACTGTAGAGGCTAATACTTATAATACTTATGTAACTGTAGAGGCTAATACTTATAACACTTATACGGTTTTAACAGGCCTTATTGACACAGTACAAGATAACGTAACTGCTTCATTGTCTCCTGTATTATCTTTAAATAGATTTAATTATATAGCTAATGCTAATCAAACAGTATTTAACGGCCCAGACATAGATAATCAAACAATGTTTTTTAATGCTAATACTACTCAAGTCTATATGAATGGTTTTCTTTTAAGAAGTAGTAATGATTATGTGCTAACTGCTAATAGTAATACTGTTACTTTACAATTAGGGGCTATAGCCAATTCTGAATTGACTATAACCTCCTTATCTATTTCTTAATAAAGGAGAATACAACTATGACAGAGTGGTATGAGACTTGGGACTGGTCTAGATATAATATAGGAGCAGGAGCAAACGTAACTCAGGGATTTAAACATGCAGATTGGTTAAAGATAAGACAAGAAGGAGAGGCTTTAATGTGGAGACAAAATGCTTTGCTCCAGCAAATGCTTTATGCTCCTATTTTACAAACAATCTCTGAAGTGTCTAATGATATATCTTTAACAGTAACTTGGAATCCTGCAGTGCTGCCAAAAACTACATCTGCTCATCATATTTATTGGGATACTAGTAATTTTTACTGGGATAGAGACGGTAGGTTAGACGTTTCTAATATCAGTGTTCTGGATGCTAACTCTTCCCCCGTACCTTATACGTCTTATACCTATGGGCTCCGGCCAGATGTGCCTATAGGCTCTGATAATATGATAGTCCCCTCAACACCTCTTAGACCAGGTAAGTATTATTTTGAAATTGAAATTATTGAAGATACATATTATAGCTTTAGATTAGCCCCTTTAGGATGGATTGGAGGAGACGCAAATAAAAGCTTAGGTAATGTAGCTACTATTGCATCTAGCGGTAGAGGTTTATTTAGTGGCTTAAAAGCAGGTTCAGCACTTTTAAATTACTCATATACTCCCTCAGTTTTCTTTTATGGATACGCAAATAGCACACCAGAACATTCGAATGTACCTTTTCCAAATATTACAGATGGGAATGGTGATGCTGTATTCGAGTATAATCGTCCTCTCATTGCAGGAGATATACTTCAATTTGCATATGATTCAAATAATAATAGAGCTTTTATAGGCATGAACGGTATATATGCTAGATGGAATACTGCTCCTACTTATACCCAAATGGATCCTACCGATCTTGATACAGGAATAGTTGTTGATATGAAGAATCAATCCTATGGTATTATCGCAACTCCTTACGGATTTAGGGATTTTGCAGATCCAAATTATGTTACAAATATTATTGCTAATGCTAATGTAAGAATTCTAACAGGTAATGCTTGTAACTATTC